GTATATCTAAATTCCTAATTTGGATTTCTCTAATTTCAGGCATCAATCATCAGTAAAGAATTTCAATATTGATGAGTAGAGATGGTAGAAAAAGACATAGAGAAAAAATGTTTTCTCAGCATCTCTGTTTTTTCTTCTCGTTGTAGTAGCCATAATAAAACCTTAATTCTATACTATGTATAGTCTTATAACCCAGGAATAGCAGGTTTTGTGTCGATAATACCACCAGTGGCACTAGGCATCTTAGGCATAGCACCTTGAATCATACCAGGAAGTGCTCCTGCTACGGTTTCTGTGACTTGTTTAATCGCTTGTTCTTTAGCACTTTCAATAATCGCATCCTTATTAAGATAAAGATAGGCACCACCAGCAACAACGCTGAGTGATACTAAACCAGATAAAAGTGCTACTGCATTTACTAATTTTTGCATTGAATTACTCCACTAATGTACCGTGTGCTCTACGGATCTCCCGTAGTTCTTCGAAGTTCTTTTGTTTGGTTCCACCATCATATGCCCAAGCATATCCCGCTTCAATCATCAGTTCGTTGAGAGAGACTTCTTCATCTCCAATGTAAAGCCATCCCAAGAGTCTACCGTATTTACCAACACCCCCATCAAGCTCAGTCCTAATAATGAGATCATCATCACCAGAGATAGCACCATCGAGTTTGTCTTTGAGCCAGTTGGTTGCGTCGTAACCAAGTGCCTTCTCTTCGAGATCGCGTGTTCGTTTCTCTGGCGTATCGACTCCTGCAACTCTGACCCTTTCTTTCTTATAAAGATCGAAACCCAAGTCAATAGTGACATCGATTGTATCGCCATCTACAACTCTATTTATTTCAACTACCCTGAAGTTGTAGCAGGACTTCCTGCTGGGTGGAACCATTGCTCCCATAATTGACCTCCTTTGCATCTAATGCATCTGCTAAACCGATGATAGTAATAAGGGCGGTAATGACTGCACCAGCACCTGTAATCCACTTTTCATTCTTACGAATACGATTACGAAGTTCCTCAGTTAGTTTTTCATTTTCTTCAATGCGGTGTTCCAGAAGTGCTATCTTCTGATCCTGTTCCGCGTCTTTAATTTGTATTTCGGACATTATTTTTTACCCCCATTCTTCGCCTTCCTCGCCGTCGCATTCCCCTGGAACTGTTTGGACTGTTTGCCCTTCTTCTTCGCTTTGAGTCGTTTGGACATTTTCTTCTAGTTCCTGAAATGCTAGGCGTAAGATATATATGACACAATACAGTGTAAATGCTAATCCACAACACAGAAGTATGATTACAGACCAAACAGGATCATTTATATCATTCACAATCCTTCACCGCAGTAGCAATTTCTCCTCCAATTTCAGCACCCTTTTCTTGACCAAACATTGCTACCCATCCAGCAGCAACCCATCCAATATAAGGAATGCTAGTGAACCAAGGAGCAGCAGCGGCACCCACACTAGCACCGACTATTCTTCCCGTTGATTCTCCACCACCTTCCGCCTTGATGCATTCTAGGTTTTGAGCAGTCAACTTTCCCTCAGCACCTCCTTGGAGATGAGTTGCTCCATCCATAGTGTACTGTTCTTGTTGAATGATTTGAGTGTTTCCACCGATACCAAAGAAACCATTCTTTTTGACAACAACCTTATCTTTACCCATCACAGTAGGAGCATTAGAACGATACTGAATACTGTATCCGTGCTTCGATGCCTCTACCTGATAAGCAGTATAATCACCAACAGGTAAATTGATAATAGGTAATTGATCTTTTCTTATTAGGTGTCCGAGAACTCCCAAGTGTGCTACACCAAACAAAACCCCCACAGATAGTGCGGTCCATCTAAAAGATAATTTTGGTGGTGTAGCATTGAATTTCATTTTACCATTCCTTAAGTCTCTTATCCAAATCCCGTAGTTCGGAATAATACTCACATGGATATTCAATTGCAAGTGGTTTATCAATCATCATTAGATCGGTTCGGCACATACCCTCACCGATTTCCATATGTCCAACAATAAACATGGTTAAGAGTAGCATTTTACTATACCGTAGGCATTACAGGGGGTTCTCCGTCTTTCTTAGGAGCAGGAGGAGTTGCAATTTGAATTGGTGCTTGCTCAATACGAATAGTTTGAGCAGGTGCGGTTTGTGCGGCAGCAGCAATGAGTTTTTCTAAGTCTGCTTTGGATACACCACCAGCAGCACCCATCTTCATTGTACCATCACCAGATTTCTTTGCAGTCTGAACTCCAAATGTAGCTAAAACTCCAGTGAAGACTGATGCGATAAAAGTGGGATCAAGTTTTTGCTCTGGAATACCAAAAGCAGCGGGAAGTTTGATATAAGCAAGAGTCAAAATACCACCAGACCAAACAAGAATACCAAGTCTGACCATAGTGCTAATTGCTTCTAACTGACTTTCATGGTCAGTAGCAGCTTCTTTTACTTTACCAAAAAATCCTTTTTTCTTTTCTTGTTCTTTCGATTCTTTTACTTCTTCTGGCATTTAACAAGAGCAAGGCTCTTGTATTTAGTCCATAAATCCTTCTTCCCGCAACCACTTCTCAGTTAGTGGTGTAGGTTGATATACTTCCCACATCTTACCTTCGGCACAGGCAGTCAATGCTTTTGCGGTCATACCTTCTGTTCTACCTGCCCAACCTGCTTCTGCTTCCCAGGGAACAGCAGACGCTGGATAGGTACGTTCAGCCATCTCACGCCAGAGATCAGGAACTTCTTCTTCTGGTTTGATAATAGCAATCATAGAGTTCTTGATAGTACCAGCCATACAATCCTGTGCAGCGTGCCAACCTTCGTGACGCATCACAGACATAAGAACACCAGGACGATGCATAAAAGCATCATTCAAATAAAAGTTATTAGATACGGTATGGTAAACACCACGGTGACCAGGGGGAAAATACTTTTCATGACCTAGAAAAACCATAACTCCGATCTTATCAAGGGATACCAGCATCGAATCAAACTCGTCAGCAATAATATCAAAATCAGAATTAGGAAACTCTTTACGAATATCGTTGATACTCTTGATTCGTCGGACATCCTTGGTGCATTCTTGAGTGATCATACAACCCAATGCATCCATGGTATAGAATCCTTTTGTAATCTTACCCTCTGCCATAGCAGGAGCAGTAAGAAGACATGAACTCAGTAAACCAAACAGAAGTTTTTTCATGATGTGTAATATGCTTTATAGTATTTAACCAGTCCAGCAGTGGTTACATTTCCCTTAGCAATCCACTCATCAGCACACTCATAAATTGACTTATTATCATTGGCATATCCAAATGATTTGAAGAGAATTTCAATAGACTGCTCACGAAGTCTCATTTGTTCTCCAGTATAGTCCATTATTTGAATTGTCCCATACCAGTACCAGAGTTCCAAGCACCAGGACCAGACTGGAAGTTTTCAGAACCACCAGGAAGTTCTTCCTTCCAAGTACCCCAATACTTAGTGACACGCTCATACATCTGTTGATGAATATCTTCTGGTTCTTTCTTAGGTTGTGCTGCTTCAATAATCTTTTGCTCTTCAATTTTTTGAGCAACGTGTTTCTCATAAGCAACAACCTTTTCACTCTTTACAGGCTTAGAAAACCAAGAATCAAAAGGAGTAGTGACAGGGGCAACCACTCCTGTATAAGTCGATTGTTTCTTTTCAGGTTTTTCAGGAGTTTCTTCAATAAACTCGCTTTTAGGAATAAACACTTTCTTGACGTATTTAATTCCTTTTTTAATTACTTTTTTAATCATGACCACACAAGTCGTTTAGTATAGTTATAAGCGTATTGTTCACGATATCCTTTGATGCCCCATCCTAACCAATAATAAGAGGGAACCATGTATTGTGAAACAGTAAATCCACGTCCCTCAAACTCAGGAAGAAGTTTTTGGAACTGATCTTCGTTTATCATATAACGAGTCTGTCCTTCAATACTGCTAGGATTGCAACCATATTTCTTACAGAATGTTCCTAAACCATCATACCGTTTCTGAGTAGTCCACTGAATGAGTCCATACCCGCCCCGATGGCAACGATCATAAGGAACTCTAGCACCCCCTTCGCAGATGTTGGGATGGAAATTGCTTTCTGATTTGATATTACCCATAATCGCTGCAAGGGCATTTCTATCAGAAATTTTTGTTCTTTCTTGGAGTTGTGCAAGGACATACTTTTCGTTTTCGTTACAACCAGGACATTTCCAAGATTTTGTTACAACCTCAATCTCAATTACTGGAGGATTTGAAATCTCAGTGATTGCGGGATATGCACAAGCCGCACTTGCAGTGAGAAAGGTTGTAGCAGCAATAGTCTTAAACATTAAATCGATTGAACTCAGCATCCGCTTAGAGATAAAATCTCTGTCGGCACAAGTTTATGTAGTGTAACATTAAACCTGAACCATGTCAAATCTGTCAGGGAGTGCTGACCCAAACTCTGGAAAGTAAGTTCTGAACAGTTGGCTTGCTTCAATATGGTGTCCATCGCAAGCCAACTTTTCACATTCTTCTAGTATTCTTTTTTTAAAACTTTGTGATGCTCCGTTAGTCATCTTCGTCTCCTAAGTATTCTAGTGAATAGATTTCATGATCTTCGATTTCTGGATCTAACCACTCACTGAATTCTGCCTTGATGGCATGTGCATCTTCTACTGTACCAATAGCATCATAAGTAGGAATTTCACAAAGAGTATGTATACGATCTATTGCCCAGTCATGTGTCGCTTTCAGGGTGTCTTCCAAAGTTACCATAATCTTTTCGCATGTAGCGTCCAAGGATGTTGCTATTGTAGTATGCTGGACTGCCGTCGTCAAGTGCCTCAGATAAGACATTATTTAAGAATAACTGCTTAGTTTCCTCAAAATTACAATTACCCTTCGTGGTGTGGAGACTTATTATTTCTCTATTGAAAGTCTCTTTACCGTATTTTTTTAAATCTTCTTTTAATTCTGGGCAAGAACCGTAATACTTCTTCCAATCCGATTCTTGTTTTACTTTTCTTTTTTTACCGGGTGGTTTTCTGAACGACCAA